ACCATCAACTTCAACACAAGCATTCTGTCCAACAAGTCCACAGTGTGTTCCAACTTGTGCAAAAGCAAACGTAAATGGTTGACCAACAAAACGCATTGTAAATAAAGCTGTGTCAGTCCAAACAAGAATTGAATCTCTACCTCTAATCGCCCCTCTGATCTGTGATCCGTCGGCCAGTCTCTGTGTGCCGGCTGTATTGGTTGCTGTGGGTGTGTATGTATTAATATCCTCTTGATCTGAAAATCTAATAAACATATCGTCTTGTGTAGACGTATCTCCAATTGTTGTTTCTGTTCCAAAGAATACTAAGTGACGATCAGGTGTAGATACTAACATGTGTCTTGATGCTGTAGGTGCACCTGTTATAATCACGGCTCTTGTATCTGTTGCATTTGATGCAACAGAGTTCCATTCAAATACGGCGCTGTCATGTATTAAACAAATTGCTTTATCACCAAAATTATCTAATGACCACATACCTGGTTCTAATACTAAATCACCAGATGCTGCTTCACCCCATGCTACATAATTTGACGTGCTAGTCACTGTGTCTCCAGCACCATGAGATGCTGCTGTTGTATTTCTTACTTCTCTTGTTACACCTGTTAATTCATTAGACGCATTAATACCTGTATAAGATATTTCTTCTGTACCTATTAAAATAAAGTTTGTACCTGAACTTGGAAACTGTGATGGATCCGCTAATGTAATACCAGTAGTTGCCGATGAATTAATTGCTCCTGATAGTGTTGTAGTAAAAGCTCCTACTTCTTCACCACCCCAAGTTCCAAGAGACCAACCAAAACCTTTAGCTTGAACTGCTGGTCCTACAGGATAATAGTGTTGTACTCTAATACCACCTGATGTTGTTGCACCAGACCCTGACTCTGCTGATGGCATTGTAATTGTAATAGTTGTAGAGTTAGGAACGGTTGTTACCATAAATTTTTTATTATCAAAATCTGTAGATGAAAAATTAGAATTAGTTATTGTAGAAAAATTATCTAATAAAACTATATCTTGTTCAGATATACCATGATCTCCACTAAAAGTTATTGTTACAGATGTTGATCCATTGGTCGTGGTAAATGCACTTGTAAGAGTGTTTGTAGATTTAATGGGGTGTATGTCATAAAACACACCACCTGAATATGCATATAAAATTCTATTTGTTCCTATGATTGCATATTTTCTACCAAGACTATTTACAAAATGATGTAAACCACGTCCTGCACCTGTTAAATTACTTTCACCTAATTGTTTCCAACCACCTATTTTTTCAGGTGTGCCATATCTAAAACGCACATTATCACAATCTACCCATTGACTTTCTGCAGTAGTCTCGGATATTTGTTTATTTATTCCAGGTGCAAATCCTATTTTTTGTAACACATTTACCTCGCATTTGTTGGAACGCCATTTGAATTTACGAAAGGTGATTCTGCTATCGCCCAATAAATGTAAAGGTCTCCAGATTTATTAACCCCTTTGTCAGAATCAATAGCTTTAAATCCATTTGATAAAATTCTTATTCTATTAACTGTGGATTCTCCCTGAGTTGCATCACCAAACATTAATTCATTATCATCATTAAAACCTTGTCTTTTATTATCATGTAAGAACCAACTATCTGCTGTCATTGTATTCTTGTAAAGTATGAAGGAGGGACGAAATCCAGTGTAAACAAAAGTTCCGTCTGAGTTTCCATTACCTGTGTAGCTGCCAAATTTAGAGTAGCCTTGTTTTGGTGCAAAAGTATAAGCAATATAATTATTACCACTTGTGTTAAAACTGCTATCTGTTCCAATGCTAATTGTAGAACTAGAAATTGCACTAATCCAATTTGATTGAGAAAATGCGGCACTATTGGAATTTAAAGATAATGTGTTTGATGAATTATTTGGTAAGTGAGTACTATGAACTCTCCAACTTTCTCCCCCATCAATTTCTTTAAAAATAATAAACTCTGGACTTGCACCAAGTCCATGACCAATTGTAGAATTAGTAGAATTTCCAGCGTATTTCATAATTGAAAATCCAGCAGTTTGATTTACAGATACAGTTGTAGTTATGTCTCCATCTGAGTTTGATGATGTAGAGCCACCAGCTTTCCAATTCCATGCTACGTAAGTAACACTATTACTATTTAGTTCTGCTTGGCTACCCATAGTAAACCCATCTGAATCAAATGAACTTATTGCATTTGTTCTTGTAAGTTCAGCATCACCAGTATTGCTTCTTAATTGTTTTTGACCACCTCTAACAGAATCAAAAATTGCACTGTTATCTGATTGACTTCTTGCTTTAGACCACACCCAATCAGGTTGCATATTTTCACTACCATCAAAAGTAATTGATTGTGTACTGCTGTTTCCAGTATATAACTTTGTCTGAAAATAAAGTTCTGGATTATCTATAGTTGTATAAGCCATTATCCGTTCTCCGCTAGGTTTTTAGTACATAAAGCAAAATATCCTGATGGCACCGCATATTCAAAATTACCAAAACCATTAGCATCTTGATTACCTGATGAGATTGAATAAGGTGCAGAACCAAAGTTTAAAGATGCTGTCATTCCACCACTTCCGTTTTGATCTCCTACTGCTGGAAACATTTCTATTCCAGAGTCTTGTGTTGTAAATGCACCTGTTTTAGAACTACCAGATGTAGGATCGCCACTATTTAACCAGGCCTCGTCATTTTTTCTAACATATAAAGCACTATTTGGTCCATCCCATGCAAATCCAATAATATCTGATGTTGACAATGTTCCTAAACTTTGACCTGAATTTGAATTGTTAGCCCAAACTTGACCTAAATCATTTACAGAAATTCCATTTCTTTGATAATATAATCTAGATGAACCACCTGTAGAACCAGGTGCACCTATATCTACAATTCCTATTTCTCCATTACCAGATTGTGTAGTATCAAATTTTGCCTCCCAATAACATTTGAAATTAGCTGTAATTCCTATTGTTGATCTTACAAAAGTTGTAGGAGATGATGCAGTTTGAACTTTTAAATTACCTTCAGTAAAAGTTGCACTAGCGTAATAATTATCTGAAGGATTCATTGTTGCAAAATTATTTGTGCAAGTATCAGTAGATTGATCTACACTAGTTAAATTATTTACAGTAAAATCATTGTTGTTTCCTGATACATCATTACCTAAAGCTGAACTATCTTCAAAATCTAAATGAAACCCATTGTTACCAAAACTTAAACCAGATATATCTTTTGGTTTCCACACATTTGGTGTGTCAGAATCAAATTCTCCATAATCGGTGTGTGCAGTGACTGTGCCATCTACAAAAGCCACTTCAGCTAAGTAACCATCAAAATAATTAGTAGATAGCTGACTACCTAAACCAATTCTACCAAAATATTTTGTGGTATTTAATGCAAGTCTAAACTGATAATCTTGTGATGGGTATGTTTCGGTTACAAAACTTGTTTCTTGAACACCATTTACATATAGTTTTATTCTATTAGATGCTGTTCCTTGTGTTGAATCTCCTAAAAGCAAAAAATGATACCATGCTCCATTATCTCTAAACAATCTAGTTGTCTCAAGTTCTAAAACATTTGACCCACCGTTTTTTTCAAAAAAATCAAATTGTCCAACTCCATCTATACCCATAAACACTCTATTACTTGAATCAGTTCTTTCTCCCCACAAATCAAATTGTCCTGTGCCTAAAACAGGATCTCCTGACATTTTTATCCACCAAGATAAACCAAATATTTTAGCATTAGTTGGAGTGCCATAAGTTCTTTGAAGATATTCAGTACTGCCTGAGTTAAACCTAGCGGAGTTAGCAACATCGTATCCAGTATCTTTTATGGAATTAGTTCCAGGTATAAGTAGTGACATTAAACAACCTCTTCAGGAAATTCTGCTAGAGGTCTTGTACCATTTTGGTCTCTTATATATAAAGTTTCTAATTCTTCAACATTAGTACAAGCATCTATTTGAGTTTCCATTTCATTTGATTTACTTCTAACATCTGCTCTAAACGTTGTAATATTACTTGGCACAGAATAATCAGCAACTTCACTAGCTTTTACTACATACCAATCTGTTGGTGCAAGTAATCCTGATGCTTGTGCTTTTACAATTTTTTTCTTTTGTGTTTTTAATCCTTCGATGACCACAACAGGATTTAATTCAACACCATTTTCGTCTGTTGCATTTTCGTCTTCTAGTTGTTTTGGTGTGGCAGTCCCCCATGATCTAGTAACTTGACCATCTGCATAATTATATTCTTCATTAGTATTGATGTAGTATGCGTCATCTTTTTTATTTGTTGAATCTGTAACTACTTCATAAATACCTATATTATTTAATTCTGATTGTGACCATAAAGAAAATATTTTAGCAGGATATCTTACATCTCCTATCACAATTGATTTAGGATTAATTATAATTTGAGTAATATTATTATCTTTTACTATTGCGTACATATTTTAACTTTCACTTAAATTTAATGTTCTACCTACTTCTTGCCAAACAGTGCCATTATATCTAAATACAAGAATATCTGTTTTACCATCTGTTGATGTAAATGTTGGTGCAGTCGAAGCTGCAAATTCAAATATAGTATTAAAGGCGATTGTGTGTGAGCCATTATAATTAATTTCTAAACAGATAAACGAACCTTCAACAGAATTAGTTGGTGCAGCAAACGTAGTATTTTCTGTTGTTAAATGATACGCGTTTGGTTTTGCTTGCACATCCCAAGCTACAGCGTTTGATGATGATGTTAATGCTTGTTGTGGAATGTAAGCTAGATCATTAAATTTAATATATCCAGATCCTTTTGCTGTAAATTCTAAACCAACATTTGTGTCACCACCTGATGCAGCAATAGCAGGATTGTTTCCTGTTGCAGCGTTAGTTACTTCTAATTCGTTTACTGCTGAAGATGTTGTTTGAAATATAATTTGTTCGTTTCCATTTGCATCTGCAATAAAACCTGCATCTGCAATTTTTGGGGCTGTTAAAGTTTTGTTTGTAAGTGTAGCAGTTGAAGTCGCCGAAACCAATCTAGCATCACCACCCGTGCTAGGAAGAGTTAAAACATTACTAGCGCTTTCTGAGTGTGGTGCAGCTTTTACCTGCTGACCATGTGAATTATTTTCACAATTAAATTGAATAGTGCCCTGATTATCATTACCTTTGACGGTCACGTGTCCTGTTCCGTTAGGTGCTAATTCTATATCTGCGTTTGAAGTAGTAACAATATCTTGACCATTCATATCAAGATCGCCACCTAATTGAGGTGTTGTATCTGCAGCAACACTAGCTATACCAAATTCTATTGCAACTATATTTGGATTTGTACTATCATCAGCTTTTGCGTATGCAATTACCGATGAACCATTTGTAACGGTAACACTATTTCCTGATCCAGAAACATATTTAAATGTTATGGATTGACTACCGGTTGTTGAATTTTTTAAAATATAAAATTGTTGAACATCAAGAGGAATGGTGCAATTTCTAGTAGCTGTTAAAGATCCAGATGAAGTAAACTCTAAAACTCTGTGCGCTAATTCAGCACCAGTTGATCCATCAGAGACAGATAAAGTAACGTCAGCGTCACTTCCAAAATTAACTGCTGTATAACCACCAGAAATCTGTTCTATAATCTGTAAATTAGTATTAGTTTTAGTCCCCCATGTACCAGCGTTTTCACCAGTTGCTTGAAGTTCTACACCTAATGGTGTGTATGTTGATGCCATAAAAATTCTCCTATGCTGCTACATCTGTATAACTGTTATTTGATCCAGTTGCAACATCTGAATAACTATTATTAGTTCCTGTTGATACGTCACTATAACTATTATTTTGACCAGTGTCAACATCACCATAAGCAAATATGTTTACAGTTCCTATACTTGTGGTTATAGATTGGCTTGGTAATCCAATAATAATATCAGTTAAAGATATAGAGCCAACACTAGCACTAAATGATTGACCAGTTAATCCTAGACCCTCTTCTATTGTTAAAGAGCCCACAGATGCTGTAGCTGATTGACC